CCCCGCGCCGGCTCCAGGCATGCCCAATCGAATCGCCACCGACCCGCTGCCGCCAGCCCGGCCGTTTCCAACCGAGCGCATCTTGCCGGCCGACCTGCCGGACATCACCTATGTGCAGCGCTACCTGGAGGAGTTCGGCGCCACGCTGCAGACCCCGGCAGTGATACGCGACGTCATCGGCGAGCGCCTGGTGGTGGGCAAGGAATTGTTTACCGACCGTGTGACCGGGCAGTTGAAGGCCAACAAGCGTGGCCGCGGGCAATGGCTGCTGATGCTGGCCGAGGCGCTGAAGCAGCCCGACGAGATATGGACACGACTGGAATGGCTCGGTGCGTTGGGCAAGGCGGTGGTGCGGCGGCGGTACCTGGCACGCTTCGAGGTGTCCGGCCAGGCGGCGCCGGCCGTGGCGGTGTTTGAAGTGGGGGCGGATGGATGGATCGGGGTTACCACATTCCCGCCTGCGGATGACGGGTATGTGGATGGACTGAGGCAGGGGGTCAGGCTATTCCAGGCAGAGCGTCGTTAATCAATATCGTACTGAGCCAGCTTTGCCTGCTCGATCTCTGTCACGAGCTTGTTGTGAGCGGAGTGAACCCGGTCGTAGCCTGGATTGCCAGGTTCAAGATAGAACTGATCACCGTTATTCAGCTTGAGAGAGAACGACTCGCCATCGGTTTCAGTAACTTGCGCCCAGAGGTTTCCTGAAGCTTTTACAACAGCGTCTGGTCTGTTGAACTGAGAAACGGCTTGTCCTGCGTTCTCGCTTGGCACTATGTAGGATTCCTCGCCCTTCATAGTGGTGACGGTCACAGTAGAGCACCTGACCTTAGGAAACCTCTTTGCCATGACTTCCTCCTTGGAACTGAAGATAGAAACCCGGCGCTGCCACACCGGGTTTACCGCGAGCGTAGGATTGGAGGCCCTGGCAGGGGCTGCTCGCTCGATCGGCTGAGTTCAGTATAGGAGTCGTCATGCCAGGAGTCACACTCGAATTCGATGCCGTGGGCGCACTGGCAGTCATCAACGAAGCGGCTGCGGCAATGGGCAACCCGGTGGCCATGTTCCGCGACATGGGCGAGTACCTGTTGCTCGCCCACGACCGGCGCTTCGCCAGCCAGACGGCGCCGGACGGGACGCCTTGGCAAGCGTTGTCTCCTCGGTACCAGCGGCGCAAGAAAAAGAACCAGGACAAGATCCTGGTGCTCGACGGCTACCTCATGAACACGCTGCGCTACCAGGCCAGCAGCGAGGAATTGCTGTTCGGCACCAACCGCAGGTATGCCGCGATCCATCACTACGGCGGAGACATCGAGATCGCTGCGCGCAGCCAGCAGGCATATTTCCGCCAGGATGGCCGCAGTGGCGAAGTGAGCAACCAGTTCGTCAGCCGCCGGCGGAGCAACTTTGCCCAGTGGGTGACGATTGGCGGGTACACGATCACCATCCCTGCGCGCCCATTGCTGGGCACCAGCGACGACGACAACTACGCCTTGGTGAACATCGCCATGAAGTACCTGCTACCGGGTACCTATGGGCCGGTCGCCAATTAGGCCCTGTACGCGCGTTTTGCCTTCCCGGCTGTGCCATCGGGAGTGCCAACAGGCCAAACGCGTGTTTATGGCGTTTATAAAGACGCCTGGCGGCATTGCATTGAGCTGCCCTGGTGTGTTTTCGTAGAAAAAGACCTCCGCAACGCCCGCCCGCATTTTTTCGGGTCGCCGAAAAGACCTGCCATCCTCGCCGCCGCACTCTGGCGGCATGAAAACCAAACGCCTTCCTCTCGCCGTAGCTCTCGCCGCCTGCAGTTTCGTGCTGGGGTCGCCGGCTGCCGATAACACCATCTGGGTTCAGGTGACCCCGACCGGGCACTTCCTGCCGGCGGATGGTCGTGAAATCAAGGTGCCGTCCTGGCACATCGATCAGGCGGTGGCCACCAAAGTCATCGAGCGCTTCCATACCCGCAAGAACAAGCGCGTGGTCGACTACGAGCACCAGACCCTGCTCAAGGAAGAGAACGGCCAACCAGCTCCCGCTGCCGGTTGGTACCAGGCGCTTGAATGGCGCGAAGGCGAAGGCCTGTTCGCCCAAGTGCAACTGACGGCCCGTGCCGCCCGATACATCGCCGAGGGCGAGTATCAGTATTTCTCCCCCGTGTTCCTTTACCACCCGACCACTGGCGACGTCCTGGACGTGCAGATGGGCGCGCTCACCAATGCCCCGGCAATCGACGGCATGCAGGAACTCAGCCTGCGTGCTGCGGCGTCGTTCGGCTGTTTCGATGACTCCTCAGAGGAAAACCCCGTGAACCCATTGCTGCAGGCGCTGATCGCCGCCCTCGGCCTGGCCGAGAACACCACCGAAGAGCAGGCGGTCGCCGCGCTCTCCGCCCACACCACCAACCTGCGCAAGCTGATGGGCCTGGACGAAGGCGCCGTCTTCGGCGATGCCCTGGTCGCAGCTTGCACCGGCCTGAAGGCCAAGGCCGCCGTCAGCGTCGACCCGGCTCAGTTCGTCCCGCTGTCGGTTGTCGATGGCCTGAAGGCCGATCTCGCCGCGCTGACCGCCCGCCTGGGCGAGCGCGACCAGAAGGATCTGGAGGGCCAGATCGCCGTCGCCCTGGATGACGGGCGCTTGCACAAGGCTATGGAAAGCTGGGCGCGCGACCTCGGCAAGAAGGACCGCGCTGCGCTGACCGCCTATCTGGATGCCGCCGCGCCGATCGCCGCGCTGACCCGCAGCCAGACCCAGGGCAACCCGCCGGTGCCGGACGAGAAAACCGGCCTGACACCGGACGAGCTGGCGGTGTGCAGCTCCATGGGCCTGACCACGGAACAGTTCAAAGCGGCAAAGGAGGCCTGACGCCATGACCGCGCTCACTCGTGACCGCAATACCCCACGCCGTGATGGCGTGCAGTTCAACGACCCGCTGGCCGCTGGCGTGAAGATCTTCGCTGGCTCGCTCTACTGCTTGAACGCCTCCGGTTATGCCGTGCCGGGCAGCACCTCGACCACGCTGAAGGCTCGCGGCCGCGCCGAAGAGACCGTGGACAACACCAGCGGAGCGGCTGGGGGAGGCACCCTCGAAGGGCGTCGCCGCCGTTTCCAGTTTGCCAACAGCACCACCACCGACGAGATCACCCGGGCCGACATCGGCAACGAGTGCTACATCGCCGACGACCAGACGGTCGCCAAGACCTCCGCCACTGACACCCGCTCGGTTGCCGGCGTTATCCGCGATGTGGATAGCGGTGGCGTCTGGGTCGAGATTTAAGGGAGCAAGACTCAGATGATCATCAACCGCGCAAATCTCCAGCTGCTGTTCACCGGCTACAAGGCTTCTTTTCAGCAAGCCTTCGCCGGTATCCAACCCGACTACGCCCCGTTCGTGTTGGATGTACCGTCGACCACCGGCAAGGAAACCTATCCCTGGCTGGGCCAGACCACTGGCTTCCGCGAGTGGATCGGCGACCGCGTCATCCAGAACCTGGCTCTGCATGACTACACCATCAAGAACAAGACCTTCGAAAACACTGTGGGCGTGCCCCGCGAGAACATCGAGGACGATTCCTACGGTGTGTTCAGCCCGCTGATGGCCCAGCTCGGCCAGGACGCCGCAGAGCATCCCGGCAACCTCGTATACGACCTGCTGAGCAATGGCTTCAGCTTGCCGTGCTACGACGGTCAGAACTTCTTCGACACCGACCACCCGGTGACGAACAAGGCCGGCAACGAGGTGAGCAAGAGCAACTTCCAGGGTGGCAGTGGTACCCCTTGGTTCATCCTCGACACCTCGCGCGTGATCCGCCCGATCATCCTGCAGCGTCGACGCAACTATCAGTTCGTGTCGATGGACCAGGAGCGCGACGAAAACGTCTTCATGCGCAAGGAGTATGTGTACGGCGCGGACGGTCGCCTGAACGCCGGCTTCGGCCTTTGGCAGCTGGCCTATGCCTCGCGCGAGACGCTGGACGCCACCGCCTTCAATGATGTCTATGCATCGATGCAGACCATGACCGGTGATCGCGATCGCAAGCTGGGCATTCGCCCGCGCCTGCTGGTTGTGCCGCCGACTCTCCGCGAACAGGCCCTGGAGATCGTCCAGGCCGAGCGAGGAGCCAACGGCGCCACCAACATCAACCGCAACGCCGTGGACGTGCTCGTCACGCCGTGGCTGTAAGGGGGTGATGCATGGCCGCCAAGAAAGGAACCAGGGGCGCCACCAAGGCGCCCGCCAAGAACGCAGACCAGGCAGCCACACCGGCTGCTCCTGCCGCCGCCGAACAGTTGGCCACCCAGCCGGCGGCACCTTCCACGAACCCTGAGCCGACGGCGGTAACGCCGCCGGCCAGTACCGAACAACCCACGAGCGAAGCACCCGGTCTGGATACCGGTTCGAGCGGGCAGGATGCCCAACCCGATACCGACCAGGCCGCGGCCACCACCAGCCAACCGGCATCTGCCGCGCCCCAGGCGTCTGTGGGCGATGCCGCTGGTGCTGGTGGACCGCTGCCGTACCCGTCCGGTGTTGAACCAGGCGCGGATCCGCTGAAGGTCGCATTGAGTGAGCTGCAGGGCGGCGACACGTCCAAGTCCAAGGATGAATCGGAGGTTTCTGCAGGTGGCAGCGCCACTGAAACCGTCGATGACCTGGAGCTGGACGACGGTGAGGTCGAGGGTCTGTGGATCGTTGCGATCCCCGAGCAGGGCTTTCGTCGCTGCGGCTATCGCTTCACCCGCGAGGGCTTCGGCATTGCCATGTCGGCGCTGACGCCCGAGCAGATCGAGACCCTGGAGAACGAACCCAACCTCAAGGTCGAGCGCGGGATCTTCTCCGGCCGTCTCGAACAGCTGGTGCAGTAACCCATGCAGTACATCACTCTCATCGCCCTGGCCGAGCGCCCAGGTGCTCGCGAACTGGCCCAGGTGGCCACCGCCGAGCATCTGCGCGTGGTGCCGTTCGAGCTGATGGAAGCCACCCTGCGCGGTGACGATCGCAGCACCTGGACGGCTGACCAGGTCGCGGTGGCGGATGATGCCTTGCAACGTATAGAGGAAGCAGTCGGCCAGGCCGAGAGCCTGGTGGACGGCTTCCTGGCTCGTCGTGGCTACCCGCTGCCACTCGACCCGGTGCAGGAGCTGGTCACTGGCTGGGTGCGCGACATCGCCCGCTACCTGTTGCACAAGGACCGCGGCGGCAAGGAAGCGGACGATCCGATCGTCCGTGCCTACCGTGACGCCCTGAGATTCCTGGAGATGATCGCTGCCGGCAAGTTCAGCCTCGGTGCCACCGATCCGATTCAAACCAATCCGAATCTGGTGGACGTGCGTTTTGACTCGTCGCCCAACGTGTTCAACCGCGATCAGCTGAAGGCGTTCCGATGAACTTCGCGCCACTGGACACCAGCTTGATCGAGCAGCGTCTGCGCGATCAGGTGACCGCCCTCGAGGAGGTGCTTGGCGCTGCCGAGTACTCCCAGGTGCGTGAGCTCAATGGCTACCGCATGGGGACCGCCTACGTGGTGCTGGCTGCCGAACGCAATCCGGCCGGTGCCGGGCCGCAGGCGCAGCGCAAGGTGGCCGCCGAAGCGGTGTTCGGCGTGGTCGTCTGCACCCGCAACTACCGTGACACGGTCGGCGGCGCGGCACAGGACGAGGCCGCACTGATCGCCGGCCAAGTTCGCGGTGCGCTGCACGGATGGGCACCGCCAGGCTGGAAGCCCTGCATCTGGCTGCAGGCCAACGTACTTGACAGCGACCAGAGCCGCGTGCTCTGGCTGGACGTTTTCACCACCACCCACGTACTAGGGGGCAACCCGTGAGCAAGACCAACAACGAGGCGACCAAACCCGCCGCCAAGCCGCAGCTGTTCAAGGTCAAGCTGCTGAAGCCGCACACCCATGCCGGTGAATCGAAGCAAGCCGACGACTCGATTGACGTCACCGCCCCCGAGCGCGAGTTCCTACGCCGGGCGGGTGTCGTCGCAAAAGATGAGGCCGAGGGCTCCGCCCCGGCCGCTCAGTGAGGTAATAGCAATGGAAGAGTCCTACTACTATGGCCAAGGCAAGGTTGAACTTGCTGAGATCAACCCTGACGGCTCCCTGGGGCCATGGGTCTGGATCGGCGACGTCTCGGAATTAAGTGGCTCGCTGGCCCAGACGCCGATCAACCACCGCGAATCCTACAGCGGTGTGAAGGCCAAGGTGCGGGAGTTCTTTACCGAACTGGGTATCGACTGGACCGCCACCCTCCACCAGCTGGATGTGGACAACGTTGCCAAGTTCACCCTGGGCAAGGTCTCGTCCGTTACTGCGGGTACCGTAACCGGGGAGGAGTTTCCGACCGTTGAGGATGGCGATGTGGTTCAGCTTGAACAGCTGAACGTCAGCGACTTGGTGGTTACCGACAGCGCCACGCCAACCCCGGCGACCTTGGAGCGGGGTGTGCACTACGAATACGACGCCTACGGTGATGTCGAGATCCTCGCACTGCCGACCAGCCCGGCACCGACCCAACCGCTACTGGGAGCGTACTCCTACGGTGCAGCCAAACAGGCCGCGTTCCTCGCCGGTGACCGGAAGAACTACGCGATGCGCTACAAAGGGACGAACCTGGCCGAGAACGGCCGACGCTGCCTGGTCGAGGTGTACAAGGTCTCGGCTGGCTTGATCCAGACGCTGTCGCTGATCACCAGTGGCAACCAGCTCGCGGGTGCGCCGGTAACCTTCTCGTCGTTGCTGGACTCCAGCAAGCCCGCCAATGGCTCGCTCGGCCAGTACGGCCGCTACGTCGAGCTGGGCTAAGCCATGGCAAGGATGAAGAAGGACCGGGTCATCCAGGCCCCTTCGCCGGACGCCGCTGCAGGGCAGGACGACCTGGAGGTGCTGCACCCCAACCGCTCGGCAACCATCGCCGGTCGATCGGTCACGGTACGTGAGTACGGGTTTATCGAGGGCATGCGGCTGCGACCTCTACTGCAGCCGTTTCTCGATGACCTACACACCATGATGCTGGGTGATGCGCTGCCTGGTCTCGACCAGATCACCATGACCCTGGGCGCCCACATTGACGCGGTAAGCGAGGCAGTAGCAATCGCCGCCGACGTCGAGCTTGAGTGGTTGGCCGGGCTCAGCCAGGACGACGGTATGCACCTGCTGATGCTTTGGTGGGGTGCCAACGGCCCTTTCTACGTGCGCAGCGTCCGCAACCGGATCGCCACCGATCGGGCGGTGGAAAAGCTGCGCGCTGGTCAGATGTCTACGCCATCCTCATCGCCGCCGGCTACGGAGACGCCGAACGCATCGGCCAGCTGACCGAGCGGCAGATCCTCCTCTACTACGAGGCCGAGCTGCGGCGCCAACGCCGCCAGCGGGCCGAATTCCTGGTGGATGCCAATATGGCGTTTGCAGGTGGGGATGACGCGCAGAAGCATCTCAAGTCATTGCTGAGATAGCGCCAGTGTTGCCGTGTAGTGAACTTACTGATCTAGTGAAGTGCCGCTTGTTCAGGAGTTCATTGCATGGCAACCAATATCAAACAATTCGACGCTTTGGTCGGCAAAATCTTCGCCGATCTCTATGAGAGTTTTCCGATAGAGCTGGTCATGCAACCGGAAAATTACATCTCAGTTCTTCTCGACGTATCAAAGCCAGAAGAAGAACTGCTCGGTGTTGCCATGTTGGACGCCGTTTCTTTCTACGAGGCGACACATCGTTGGCTCAGGAAGGCGGGCTTTATCGAAGTGCTGTCTTCGAACTCGGAAGAAAGCAGAGTGGTGTTAACCGCTAAAGGCCTGGAGGCGCTGAAGTTAATGCCCGACTCTCTGGGTGGTGACAGCCTCGGTGATCGCCTTTCCCAAGCCGCCCGTGAAGGTGTTGTTGACCAGGTACGTGTCCTTACCGGCCAGGTACTTGGCTTCGGGGTGCGCATGGGAACGGAGATGATCAGTAAAGTGATGTAGCTCTAGCGACAAGTTTTTCGGCGCGCCGAAAAGACCAGCCTTCACGCGCGCGCGAGGATGACGCCGAACCCCTCGACGTGATTCTCCCATGGCTGGCAACGATCTCGAACTCGCACTGCGCATCAAGGCCGACCTCGCCCAGGGCCAAAAAGCCCTGGAGGAACTCGGTAATGCAGTCGAGGGCGTTGGCGCCGCCGCGCAGGTGTCCAGCGGACAGCTGAGCAACGTCGGTGAAACCGCCGACCAGCAGGCGGCACGGATTCGCGCAATGGTCGACGCTAGCCTGCAGCAGCAGGCCGCCAGCGACGCGCTGGCCGATAGCGTCGAGCGTGGTAACACCGTTGCCCAGCAAGCCAATTCCACCTGGCAACAGACCGCAGCCGCACAGTCGGAGGCGATGAACGCCTATCACAACGCCGAACGTGCGGCCGAGCAGAAAGCCCAGGCCGACCTGCAAGCTACCGAAGCGGCGAAGCAGGCTGCGCTGGCGGTGGATAAGGAAGCCCAGGAGCTGCAGCAGCTGCTGGGCAAGATCGACCCGGTAATCCGCAAGCTCGATGAGCTGGACGAGATGGAGCAGCAACTGCGCCGCTCGCGTGATGCCGGCCAGATCGACGTCGAGACTTACGAAACCTTCAACGCGAAGCTCCAGGAGCAGCGCCAACGTCTCGGTGGCACCACCGATGCCATGCGCACGGCCGGCATCACTGCTGGCCAGTACCAGCAAGCCATGCGCCAGCTGCCGATGCAGATCACCGACATCACCACCAGCCTGGCCAGTGGCATGCCGATCTGGCTGGTGGCCGTGCAGCAAGGTGGGCAGATCAAGGATAGCTTCGGTGGTATCGGCAACGCCGCGCGGGCGCTGGTGAGCACCATCAACCCGCTTACCCTGGCTATCGCGGCGGTTGCAGCCGGTGTGGGTGCCACTGCTCTGGCCTTCTACCAAGGTAGCCAAGAGGCGAACACCTACCGCGAGCAGATTATTCTCAGCGGCAACGCCGCCGGTACCAGCAGCGACCAACTGATGGCCATGGCAGCCTCGATGGATGCCGTGCGTGGTACCCAGCGCCAGGCTGCCGCAGCGCTGGCAGAGGTTGCCGGTACCGGCAAGATTGCCAGCGACCAGATCATGCTGGTGGCATCTGCGGCGGTGGCCATGCAACAGGCGACCGGTCGTGCCGTTTCCGAGACGGTGGCCGAGTTCGTGAAGATCGCCGATGCCCCGGTTAAAGCGGTGGCCGAGCTCAACCGCGAATACAACTTCCTTAGCGCCGCCGTGTACGAGCAGATCACCGCCCTGGCCGAGCAGGGCGATGAGGCCGAGGCGACGCGATTGGCAATGGAAGCGTTCACCCAGACCATGGAGAGCCGATCGGCGGAGATCGAGGGCAATCTTGGGCTGTTGGAAAGTGCGTGGAAAAGCATCAAAAGCGCTGCATCTGAAGCCTGGGACGAGATGCTCGGTATTGGTCGAGAGCAGACGCTGGAGGAGCAGCTGGAGGCGCTGGATCGGCGTGGCGTCAGTGATCTGGACTTCGCCAGTCTGGGCGCCAATGCAGCGGTACTCGGTCCCCTGGGCGGAGCGAAAGAGCTGTGGGATCAGCTATCGCCCCTTATTCGCGGTGCTACAGAGGAAGGCGCCACCCAACTGGAGCAGGAGCGCGCCCGGTTGCGGCTGGCCATCGAGCAACGTGATGCCAAGGCCGCCGAGCAGGCCGAGACGGCCCGGCTCAACCGGGAGTCGATCGAGGCGCAGCAGGCGATCGCCAAGGTTCGTGAGCAAGGGCTCACCAAGGTTGAGCAGAAGGAAAAGGCGATCGCCGATTATCGCGCCAACGTCGAGAAGATCCGTGCCGCCAATCCAGACTCGGCGTTGATCAGCGACGCGCAGATCGACAAGGACATTGCCGCTATCGAAAGGCGCTATAGCGAGCGGCAAAAGCGTACTCCGGTTGATCGTGATCAGCGGGCCCGCGAAAACTACCTGGCGCAACTGGAGCGCCAGGCCGCCACCCTGGACATGACAACCGCCGAGGTGCGTCAGTACGAGCTGGCCGAAAAGGGCCTCACCGGTGCCATGCTCGATCGGGCCCAAGCTGCCCTGGTGCTGATCGATGCGGCCGAGCAGCAGCGCCTGACTGACGCCAACGCTCGAACCAACGCTGGACTGGAGGCTGAGTTCCTGCGTGCTGCAGGCCGCGAAACCGATGCCGCTTTGCTTGAGATCCGCACCAAGTTTGCCGGCATGCGTACTGAGTTCGAGAAGGCAGGCAACGAAGCCGGCCTGGCCTGGCTCGACAAGCTGATCCCTGTCGCCGAGGCCAAGTTGCGCGTCGATGACGTGCAGCGCGAGATGGATCGCATCCTGGCAGAGCAGCAGCGCCAGGAACAATCGGTCAACGTGCAGCAGGATGCTGGTTTGATCACCGAGCTGCAGGCGCGCGAACGCATCCTGGAGATCCACCGCCAGACCTACGCCCAGCTCGAACAGATCCGCCCTGTGCTGGCCGAGCTGGCGGCACAACCTGGTGCAGTTGGCGAAGCTGCTGCCCAGGCGCTGTACACGCTCGATGCGCAGGCGCAGCGTCTGATGGCCACCGCCTCGCTCCTGCAGGAGACGCTACGCGACGGGCTGACTACCGGCCTGACCGATGCCCTGATGGGCTTGGCCAACGGCACCATGACCTTGCGAGAAGCTGTAACGGCACTTGGTCAGAGCGTGCTTGATGCGATGACCAGAATGGCCGCCGAGAACCTGGCTCAATCTCTGGTCGGTGGCCTCGGCGGTCTGTTTGGTGGTGCCCAGGAGAATACAGACCTGACTTCGGGTGCTGCGGCTGTCACTGGATCTGCCGGGGCGTTGGCCGCTGCAGGTGGAACGCTTCTGACCGGTGCTGCAGCAATCCAGACCGCGGCGGCATCGTTGGCAGCAGCTAATGGAGTAACGGGTGTTTCCAATGCTGCATCCGCCGGAGGCTCAGGCAGTACGGGCGGCAGCGGATGGTTGGGCTTGGTAACCAGCGCAGCCAGCCTGTTTATGGCTGACGGAGGTAAGGTCAAAGGACCAGGGACACCCACAAGCGATTCCATTCTGGCTGCGCTATCGACCGAGGAAGTGGTGATCCGCGCAGCTTCTGCAATGCAACCTGGTGCGACCGATTTCCTCTTGGACTTCAACGCCCGAGGTATGCGGGCGCTGCATGATTGGGCGTTCCAGCACGCGTTTCACCACAACACCGGCGGCCTGGCCGGCGTGCCGGCACCGGCCTTGCCGGCGCCCAGCATGACCGGTGTGCGCCTCTCCGACCCGGCCAAGGCCATGGGCACCACCGTGCGAAACAGCCAGACGTTCAAC